GGAAGTATACCGCGGTTATCTGCCGGGCGAGTCCACGGTAGGCAATATACCCATCTTGGGACCCGTGGTCAGTGCGCTAGCCCCTGTTGAACGCGATGTTATTACCGCGCCGGAAACCACATACATCGAAGACATGGGTGTTCGCTACCCGGTGACTACAGCGGGCGAGTATGGGGATCCCCGGTTTGGGCCCCCTGCTGCACTCCAAGGTATTTTTGACTTTGTTCAGTACCTGAGAGACGACCCCAAGGCCGCGGCAACAGCGGCAGCAGAGGGGATTATGTCTATTCCCGAGCAGCAGTATTACGGTGGTCTTGCTCGGTTGCAGGGCTTTGACGCTGCATTTGATCCGGAAACGGGCGAAGAGTTTCGGTACGATGATCTCTTGTTGCCTGCCACAAGCGCGATTGGTACAGCGGCCAGCATAGCGAGAGAAGGACCGGGCGGTGTAGTTCTTGGAATGATGGGTGGTGAGGGGGCGGTTTCTGGAACCAAGAAAAAAAAGAAGTTTGAAAGCGCGTTGAAGGGCGGGTTTCTAAGGAATCCTGCGGATGAACGCCAAGCATTCAGTCGTACTAAAGGTTACATAGAGCCATCAGACGGTAAATTTCGGTTTGAGATAGACACCTCAAAGGCGGATTTAGGCAAGGCTTGGACTCAAACCAAGCGAAAAGTTACAGGCCAAGGCACGGAAGAAAATCCAGAATTTTATTACTCTATAGACTTTCAAAAAAGAATGCAGGATGGAAAAGCTTTTGACACCCCTACTTTGGGGGAACTTTTAGATTTTCCAGAGTTGTTCAAGGAATATCCGGATTTAGCGGATATTCCTGTGAAACAGATGCCGCCGTTTTCTGCCTCAAAGGGTCAAGTGGCGGCATATGACATAGCTAACGATGAAATATACTTGGGGGTAGGTTCCAGAAAAGATCTGATGGCTTCCATATTGCATGAAGTTCAACATGCAATACAAGAAAGGGAGGGTTTCACCAGAGGTACGGCTGTTGACCGATACCTTCCGGACAATCACCGAAAAAATTTGCAAAATTTACAGAAATCTTCCAACAAAAAAGCAAAGGAATTAGCTGCTGAGTTAGAAGCTAAAGCGGTGGAAATGGGTATTCCGTCGTCAAAAATAAACGTCGGTCAGTTTAATCTAGCTAGAAAAGCAAAAGCATATTTCTCAGGAAACCCTGAAGAGTACGGGTATTTTGATTTCAGCACAGTAGCGGATCAGAAACAGTTGCAGCAGCTAGCGGAACTTGTAGATGACGAACAAACAATAAACGCTATGTATGACGCTATTATCGACGCTAATAAACTTTATCAAAGACAACCGGGAGAGGTAGAAGCCCGGACCGTTGAAAAGAAATTTAGGGAGGGTCGTCAAGGGGAGTTCCCTCGGGATGTTCAAGACACCCCTCCCGAAGATTATGTTTACAACATTGAAATGCAAAAAATGAAGGGGGCCTTTGCGGAGAAAGCAGAAGGCGGCATAGTAAGCCTGCTAGACGTAGCACGAAACACGGGCCGCGGGCCTATGGGAATAAACGCTTTAGCCCCGGTAGCTAGAGAAATGAACCGGCCTATGGTAAGTTAGGGCCAAAGGAGACAACGCATGGCACGTGAACCGATTGCAGGCATGGTGGAAAAGAACATTCCGTCTCAAATAGATATGGACGACGTGGCGGCAGAGGTAGAACTGGCTATGCCTCCGGGTGCCACAGAAAACATCGTAGATTTTCAAGGCACGGCGCAGAACATGGACATTGAAATCCTGCCTGATGACGACGGCGGTGTGACGATTGATTTCGACCCCAAGGATCAGCGGGGCGAAGGCGATGACTTTTATATGAATTTGGCAGAGGAGATCCCGGACAGGGAGCTTGGGCGCATTGCTGGCGAGTTGTTGTCGGAGTTTGATGCGAACAAGTCGGGCAGACAGGAGTGGGAAGATGCTTACGCCAACGGTTTGGAGCTTCTTGGTTTCTCATACGAAGAAAGAGCCCAGCCGTTCAGAGGAGCTACCGGTGTTACGCATCCCCTGCTTGCAGAGGCAGCTACACAATTCCAAGCACAAGCCTTTAACGAGTTGTTGCCTGCGTCGGGCCCAGTGCGTACTGCGGTCTTAGGGGCAGAAACAAGAGAGAAAGAGCAGCAGGCCCTTCGGGTAAAGCAGTTTATGAACTACTACATCACCAACGTGATGGAGGAGTACACCCCGGAACTTGACCAAATGCTGTTTTTCCTGCCGTTGGCAGGGTCCACCTTCAAAAAAGTTTACTATGACGAAACACGTGGTCGGGCTGTAAGCAAGTTTGTGCCTGCTGAGCACCTTGTTGTGCCGTATGAAACGTCAGATTTGGAGACTTGCCCCAACATTACGCAGGTAATTCGCATGTCGTTGAACGATTTGCGGAAGAAACAGGTGTCTGGGTTCTATCTGGACATCAATGTGATACCCGCACAGGGCGAATCGGGCTCCGTGGACGACGAAATCCAGCGTATTGACGGTGTTACGCCCTCTCAGATCGACTATGACTGCACTATTTTGGAGTGTCACGTCGATTTGGACCTTGAGGGGTACGAAGATACCGACGATGACGGTGAATTTACCGGTATTAAGATACCATATGTGGTTACAATCAGTCAGGACAACGGTCAAATCCTGTCTATTCGCCGTAATTACCGCGAAGATGACCAAGATAAGCGAAAAATACAGTATTTCGTGCATTATAAGTTCCTTCCGGGCTTTGGTTTCTACGGTTTGGGGCTTATTCACACGATTGGCGGGCTGTCACGGACCGCCACGGCGGCACTGCGACAGTTAATCGACGCTGGTACGTTGTCCAACCTCCCAGCGGGTTTCAAAGCCCGCGGACTACGGATCAGAGACGACGATGACCCGTTGCAGCCCGGTGAGTTTCGCGATGTTGACGCTCCCGGAGGGGCTATTCGTGACAGCCTGATGCCGTTGCCATTCAAGGGGCCAGATCAAACCCTGTTTAATCTGTTGGGTTTTGTAGTGCAGGCCGGGCAGCGGTTTGCGACGATCACGGACCTGAAAGTTGGTGATGGGGACCAGCAGGCGGCGGTGGGGACGACTATTGCCATGCTGGAACAGGGCTCTCGCGTGATGAGTGCGGTGCATAAACGCCTGCATTATGCTATGCGGATTGAGTTTAAGATGCTGGCACGAGTGATGTCAGAGAGCTTGCCGCAAGAATATCCATATACAGTGGAGGGCGCAGAGTCCTCTGTGATGGCGAGTGATTTTGATGATCGGATTGACGTGATTCCGGTATCTGATCCCAACATGTTCAGTCAGGCGCAGCGTATTACTTTGGCACAGACCAAGCTGCAACTGGCAGGTGCGGCCCCTGAGTTGCACAACATGTATGAAGTATACAAGGACATGTACGAGGCTCTGGGTGTGAAAGACATAGACCGGGTGATGAAGAGCATCCCGGACGAGGAGCCGACACCTAAAGATCCGGCGCAGGAGAACATTGACTCAATGGACATGGTGCCATTGCAGGCGTTTGAGGGGCAGGAACATGAAGCGCACATTATGGCTCATATGGTTTTTGGCTCTACTCCAATGGTTGCGGGAATGCCTGCGATTGCTATGGCGCTTCAGAAGCACATTATGGAGCACGTGAAGATTGCAGCCCGTGAGCGGGCGGCGGTGCAGTTTATTCAGTCTAGGCAAGCGTCTGGCGGTGAAGCGGCAACTGAAGAAGAGATGTTGCAGCTTGAGGGCCTGACAGCGCAGTTTATTGCCGAAGGGATGCAGATGGTAAAGCAGATGTCTCAGCAGGTGTCGGGTCAAGGCCCGGATCCGCTGGTCAAGCTCAAGGAGCAGGAGCTTCAAATCAGGGCACAGTCTGAGCAGGCGGACGCACAGCTTGATGCCGCTAAACTCAATCTGGATGCACAGAACCAGCAGATGCGCTCTGATCAGTTCCAGCAGCGGCTGGCCAGCCAAGAGAGGCAGACCGCAGCGCGTATTGATGCCGCAAGAGAGCGGGAGTTGTTAAAAAATAGAGGAAGTTAATTAAGTTGAACTACGGGAAAATACATGGATCCAGTAACTGCTATGGCGACTGCTTCGGCAGCGTTTGGGGCTCTTAAAAAAGGTTTTGCGATAGGACGAGACATTGAGTCTATGGCCTCGGACTTGTCCAGATGGATGGGTGCACTTTCAGACCTAGACCAAGCTGAAAAAGAAGCTAAGAACCCACCTATATTTAAAAAACTGTTTGCCGGAAAGAGCGTAGAGCAGGAGGCCGTAGAGGCTTTTGCTGCTAAGAAAAAAGCACAACAGCAACGCTACGAGCTACAGCAATGGATTAGTCTCACTATGGGTAAGTCCAAGTGGGATGAGCTTGTGCGTATGGAGGGCCAGATACGTAAGCGCAGGCAGGAGACCCTTTATGCTCAAAGGGAGCGGCGGCGCAAGTTTGTCGAGATTGTCGCTTGGGTCGTGATGATAGGCGTAGGCATAGCTGTTCTCACATCTTTTGTTCTTTTACTCAAGTCACACTCGGCAAATGCTGCGGAGCAGATGACGGTTTGCCGTAAGGTCAAGTGTGAGAAGCTTGAGGGCAAACAGATGGTCTGTATTTTCAAAGGTCAGAACAACACCATTGAGTCGATGTTTTTTGGGCAAGGAGAGTTCATACCCAATGAGTATCTTTGCAAGTATGACCCAAACGCTCGTAGGGACCGGACGATACAGGAGACTTTGAAGGAGATACGGGAGAGCCAGAAATGAGCAAGAAGTTCCAAGAGGACACAGAGTACGCCAAGTATGATCTGGACGGGGATGGCGAGATCACAGACGAGGAGCTTGAACACGCCAAAGAGATACGTGAGACAGAAAGAGATTTGCGTAAAAGCTTGGCCCAGTTGCGTATGGCCCGGTTTACCTTGATAGGCATGGGTGTCTTTACTGCGGCTATGTTCACGCCTTGGATTAGTATTGAGCGCATAGAGGCGCTGAGCGAGATAAGCAATTTGTTTTACATCAGTGGAGCAGGCATCGTTGGGGCCTACATGGGCACCACCGCTTGGATGTCTCGGAAGTGATTGATGCGTTTCTTCTGCTGGTTTATCTCGGCACAGGAGATTTTCGGAAGCTAGAGTCCGGTAACATGTACTTTTATTCTGTTACAGAATGTAACTATTTCGCCAAACAAGTTTCAAAAAGGTATGGAAACTACAGTTATTCGCAACATATTGACCCTAAAGACAGAGTAACGGCATACTGTGTGCCGCGACAGGTAAACCCTGATACCACAAAAGTTTACTGATGGATTTAGATCAGCGCATATCTTGGCTCAAAATGCGAATAGCAGAAGCCAAAGCAAAGATAGAGGTAAAGCAAAATGATGAGTCTACTAGGAAGCCTGTTGGGCTTCGGGACGAGCTTTCTGCCGGAAGTTCTGAATTTCTTCAAAGCGGGTCAGGAGCACAAGCAGAAGCTAGAAACAATGAAGCTGCAAGCAGAGTTGATGGAGAAACGCTCCGCTCTGAAATTGCAAGAATTAGACAAGCAAGCCGATATCGCCGAGACAAAAGGGATATATGAGCATGATCGAAGCATTGACGCTGGCGGATTTGTCAACGCTCTTCGCGGCAGTGTGCGCCCTGTTATTACTTACGCCTTCTTCCTGATGTTCGCAGCCACTGAAGTGGTGATTATTGTGAAGGTCATGGAGACCGGGGGAGACTGGAAGGACGCGGTGGAACTAATGTGGACGCCCGAAACACAGGGTTTGTTTGCAGCCATCATGTCCTTCTGGTTCGGTAACCGAGCGGTTAGCAAATACATGAAAGGCAAGTAATGGAATCCAATTTTTTCAAAAGCCTTGAGATGGTTCTCAAGCATGAGGGTGGTTTTGTGGATCATCCGGAAGATCCCGGGGGAGCCACCAACAAAGGCATCACCCACAAAACTTATTCTGACTTTCTAGGCAGGCCCTTGGAGGACGTGAATGAGTTACGCAACATTCCTGATGAGCATGTAGAGTTGATCTATAAGGAGGGATATTGGGATAAAGTCAAAGGCGACCAGTTGCCCGGCGGGGTAGACTTTTGCATCTTTGATTGGAGCGTAAACAGTGGCCCGGGTAGGGCAGCAAAGGCTTTGCAGAAAGCCGTGATGGCCGCGCAGGATGGGGCGATTGGTCCCATGACATTAGCTGCTGTATCGGAGTTTAATGCAGAGGACATCATTAAGTCTGTAACAGAAGAGCGTGAGGCGTTTTACAGAAGTCTCAAGACTTTTGACACTTTTGGTAAGGGCTGGTTGCGTCGAAACGAAGAAACACGTGACTTCTCATTAGAACTGATATAAAAACATATCAGATTTAATGTGGAGATATACGAGTGGATGAAGTTTATTTTGCTGAAGCCGTGTTTCGTATCATACGGGAGCGGCGGCAAGCGGTATATGATTTGCTGATTTACGATAATGTGAACAGTATGGAGCAGTATCGTGAGCTTATGGGGAACTTAAAGTCCCTAGATCACGTGGAACAGGAACTCAAGAGCCTGCTAGAAAAACAGGAGCAAAGTAGTGAATGAAGCGCAAGTTGACTTGTCAGACGTAGCAGAGGGTGTCGCAAACCTTTCAGCAGCATACAAAGATGCTACGGACAAAGTTTTAGACCCCGAGGCAATCGGCGGTTCCCTCCTAGATCGAATGCCAGATCCTACGGGCTGGCGTCTTTTGATTCTTCCCTATCGTGGAAAAGGTAAAACTGACGGCGGTATCTATCTCCCGGACAAAGTTGTCGAGGAGAACACGGTATCGACGCAGGTTGGATATGTCCTCAAAGTGGGGGCATTGGCGTATCAGGACTCTGAAAAGTTTCCAGCAGGGCCGTGGTGTGAACAAGGAGACTGGGTAATGTTTGCTCGGTATTCGGGATCACGCTTCCGGATTGATGGGGGCGAAGTTCGTATTCTGAACGACGACGAAATCTTAGCCAAGATTGGTGAACCCGAAGACATTCTTCATTTCTAGGAGAGATTGATGAACAAGCAACAAGCCCAAGAAGACCAAATCGAACTTGATCTTGAAGAAGAGCAAGAGACTGAAGTTGAGCTAGAGGCGCAGCCGGAGCAAGAGGTTGAAGCGTCTGGTGAGGATCAGTTTGAAAAAGCGGAAAGCAATACTCAGAAGCGCATTGATCGTCTTACAAAAAAGATGCGTGAGGCAGAGCGTCAACGCGAAGAAGCTTTGAAATATGCACAAAATGTGCAGGCAGAGGCGCAGACTCTGAAGCAGCGCATGGACGCTTTGGACACTAGCTACGTTCAAGAATATAGCAGTCGTGTCGAAACAGAAATGACTACAGCGGAGCAAGAATTAGCGAGAGCCATCGAAGTGGGGGACACTAACGGTGTTGTTGAGGCGCAAAGGAAGATTACCCGGCTTGCCATCCAAAACGACCGTGCTGAACAGGCTAAAGCCCAGCAGGAGCGTCAAGCTCAACAGGCTAGAGCGCAGCAGGAAGCGCAGGTACATCAACCAATGCCGCAACAACAGCCGCGCCGTCCGGACCCAAAAGCCGAGGATTGGGCCTCAAGAAACGAGTGGTTTGGAACCGACGAAGCAATGACTTACGCGGCGTTTGGTATTCACAAAAAACTTGTTGAAGGTGAAGGGTTTGACCCGCAGTCAGATGACTACTATACTGAACTGGATAGGCGTATGCAGACTGAGTTTCCGCATAAGCTTAGAAACGGTGGAAGCAAGCGGCCCGCTCAGACGGTTGCTTCTGTATCCCGCACAACATCTGGGCGCAGTAGTGGGAAAAAGGTTAGACTCACCCCTAGCCAAGTCGCGATAGCGAAGAAATTGGGTGTGCCGCTAGAAGAATACGCGAAATACGTGAAGGAGTAGGCGATGACTGAAGAAATGTTTGAAAACTCGGTTAAGCGGACTCCCCGCGCAAAAGAAACTCGGGAGAAGACGGCTAGGCGTAAGCCGTGGGCTCCCCCGTCTATGTTGGACGCACCACCTGCACCGGATGGATATAAGCATCGTTGGATCAGGGCTGAGACCCGTGGTTTTGACGATACTAAGAATATTAGCGCGAAAATGCGCGAAGGTTATGAGCTTGTCCGTAGGGACGAGTATCCTGACTTTGAGGCCCCGGTAGTTGAATCAGGTAAATATGAAGGTGTGTTTGGAGTGGGCGGTTTGGTTCTCGCTCGTATTCCGGATGAGACGATTGCAGAAAGAACAGAGTATTTTCAACAGAGAAGCTCTGATCAGATGCAAGCGGTTGATCAGGATATGATGAGGGAGAACGCACATTCGACCATGACGATCACTAAACCAGATCGTCAATCTCGTGTAACCTTTGGTGGCCCGCAGAAATAACGGCTACCTTTTGTCAAGTAGGAGTGACTAATGGCAAATACCCTTACAGGTGGTTTTGGTCTTCGTCCTATTGGTAAAACAGGCGGTAATCCCAATAACAACGCTACGACGATGTATGAGATTGCTAACAACTACACTACTGAAATCTATAACGGGGGCATCGTTATCCCGTTGTCTTCTGGCACCATTGCTATTTCCGATCAGGCTGTAGCTCCTCTTGGTGTGCTAGGTGGTGTTGAGTATGTTGATTCTGTTACCGGTAAAACGACGCACCTGAACTATTGGCCCGGATCAAACGCAGTGAGCGTGAACACTAACTTTCCAGTGAAAGCTTACGTGTATGATGATCCAATGCAGCTATACGTTGTAGTGGCAGATGGCACTAATACCGACCGAGCAACTGCTCTGGCCGATGTTTTTGCTAACTGCAACATGGCTTCTGTGAACAATGGCAGCACCAACACTGGTAAGTCTTCGGACATGCTGGACATTAGCACAGCAGCTACAACCGCTGGTCTAGATGTTCGTATCGTTGGCCTCTATGAAGAGGAAGGCAATACGGATTATTCTGCGGTTGGGCATCAGTACGTCGTTCGACTGAACGCTCCGTTCAACTCAGGTTTTGCTGCTGCCGTAGGCACCGCAGCGAACACTGGCATATAAGGAGGGCTTGTAAATGGCTATTTCAAGAGCACAACTAGCTAAAGAGCTAGAGCCCGGCCTCAATGCTTTGTTCGGGCTGGAGTATGATCGTTACGAGAACGAACATGCTGAAATCTTCGATGAAGAAGCGTCGGATCGTTCCTTTGAAGAGGAAGTGATGCTCGGGGGCTTCTCAACGGCACCTACTAAGGAAGAGGGCGCAGCCGTCTCCTTTGATGATGCCCAAGAGACCTTCACAGCACGGTACACACATGAGACTATCGCCTTGGCATTTTCCATTACAGAAGAAGCCATTGAAGATAACCTCTACGACCGTCTGGCATCTCGCTACACCAAGGCTCTGGCCCGCTCTATGGCTCAGACCAAGCAGATTAAAGCGGCAGCTATCCTGAACAATGCGTTCAGCACAGGTGCTTCTGCAATCGGCGATGGTGCAGCACTTTGCTCTTCTTCACACCCATCTCTGTCGGGTAACCAGCGCAATCTGCTGTCAACCGCTGCTGACTTGAATGAAACTTCGCTTGAGCAGATGTTGATTGATATTGCTGGTCTGACCGATGAGCGTGGTCTGAAGATTGCTGTACGCGGCATGAAGCTGATTATTCCGAAAGAACTGCAATTCATTGCAGAGCGAGTAATCAATTCAAACCTGCGTTCGGCTACGGCAGATAACGACGCAAACGCGATCAAGAACATGGGGATGCTGCCCGAAGGCGCAGTCGTCAACCATTTCCTGACCGATACAGATGCGTTCTTTATCAAGACTGACGCCCCTAACGGCTTCAAGCACTTCAACCGTTCCCCAATCAAGACTGCAATGGAAGGTGACTTTGACACCGGAAACATGCGGTTTAAGGCACGTGAGCGTTATAGCTTTGGTGTTTCTGATTGGCGTTGTGTGTTTGGCACCCCGGGCGCAGCATAAAAATACCTTCTCCAAAGGTGGGAAAAGGGCGGCTTCACAGTCGCCCTTTTCTATTGTATAGTTTTTTTATCCTGACAGGCCCGAGGTGGGTCTGACATTAGCCACGACAGGAGATAGACATGGCTACCACTACCTTTTCGGGTTCCGTTCGTTCAAAGGGCGGATTCAACGTAATTAATGAGGCTTCAAGCACCGGCACCGTTACGGAAACTGGTTTTTCTGTAAATGCTACGGGTCAACTTGTTTCTTTGGGCACGAGAAAAATCCAAACTTTTGTTGGAACTCTTGCGGGCACAGACACCAGTAGTGCATATGCAGACGGGGATGTTCTTGTAGAACTGGGTGAGTTGAACACGAATCATCCAGACGCACTGGTTACCGCTTCCAAATTCTTCATCCACAAGGCGGTCGTAGGTATTACCACCGCAGCCGGTCAGACACTGGTCGGATCTTTGCAGCTTAGCGCGACTAGCGGCACTGCTACTAATGCAGCGGTGTCCTCTGGCACAGAGATTGTGGGAGCCGGAGTTGCAGCTTTCTCCCCGACTTTGTCTGCGGCGCTTTCAATCACAGAGGTTGATATTAACTTTAACAACTCGGCAGGAAACTTCCACGTTTTTGAGCCGAATGTTACGGCCCCGATTGCAAGCAAGCATCTCTATGCAGCGGCAACTACAACGCTTAATGCAGACGCAACAGCAGGTAGGTTTACGGTTGAACTGGAATACTCTGTATTCTAATGAACGAGGGGGTTCACGCCCCCTCCTTTCATAAAGGAGTTTTAAATGTCAACCACAGTTGTAACTGCAAAATTCATAAGCGACGAGAACGCTTCCGATGATGACCGCATTGTTACTGCGGCGCGGCCAGATACCTCGGCCACACTTGCCAATACAACCTTTGCTGGCGGGGGTGCTAGAAATATCATCGTGACCACGACAGGCACGGGTGATAACGGCAAAACCACCACGATTACTGGCACAGATGTCTTTGGGGATACTCTAACAGAAACCATCACCTCAACGGGCAGCGCAGAGGCTGTAGCTGGTGAGAAGCTGTTTTTGACTGTCAGCGCAGTAGAGTGTTCTGCCAAGTACGCAGCCAATATCAAGGTTGGCTCTGGGGATCTTTGTGCAGAGGCCATTCAAGGTAACAATCGTATTCGTCTAAAAGGTTTCTCCATCGTTTCTGGGGGCACGGCGGGTGTCGTGGACTTCTTCAACGGAACACCAGAATCTGGCACTGCGTTGTTTAAGTCGCGAACTATTGGCACGGACAATACTACCGTAGATAGGACAATACCTGACCAAGGGGTTTTGTTTGATAACGGTATGTCCGTTAAATACACCATAGCCACCATTGATATGATGACTTTCTTTCATGGCTAGGAAGAAGGACAAGCAGCCGCCTAAAACTAAAAAGTATTTCCGTTCCACAAAGTCTGGTGCGGGAATGACAAAAGCCGGTGTGGAGCGTTATCGCAGAGAAAACCCCGGCAGTAAGTTGAAGACGGCTGTCACCGGCAAGGTGAAAAAGGGCAGTAAAGATGCAAAGCGGCGTAAGTCATTTTGCGCTAGATCTGCTGGGCAGATGAAGAAATTTCCGAAGGCGGCTAAGAATCCAAATAGTCGTCTGCGGCAAGCTAGAAAAAGGTGGAAGTGCTAATGAAGGCCGACGACGTACTTAAACTTTTGGAAAAGCACGAAGAGGAGTGCAACAGCCGCTATGCTCAAATACAAAAGCAGTTGGATAAATTAGATCAACGGCTTTGGGGTATAGCTGGTTTAATTGTAGCCGCCGCTGTCGTGCAGAAAGTGTTTTAGATGACTAGCGCAGTAAGGTTGGGGGCCGGAGCTTGCCCTGTCAGGAAACGTGCTACCAAGGGCGTTGTCCGCATGAAAAAGGGCGGAAAGGTGAAGAGTGGTGGCAAGATATGTCCGGAAGGAAAGGCATGGGCTAAAAGGACGTTTGATACATACCCGTCAGCCTATGCAAACCTCGCAGCATCAAAATATTGCAAAGACCCAAATTACGCCAAAAAGTCCAAAGGCGGAAAAAGGAAAGGTAGATAGCAGTTATGAAACCCCGAGCTAGAGCACAAGTGAAAAAGGTGGCGGGGAAGCTTAGAAAGGCTTCTAAAGCCCACGCTAAGCAAGCAAAAACTCTATCTAACTTGGTGAAGAAATCTAAGAGGTCCTAATGGGACAGCTAAAAGAATGGCTTAAACAAGATTGGGTGCGGATAGGCAGTGATGGTTCTATCAAAGGTAAGTGCGGTACTTCAAAAGACAAGAAGAACCCTGACCGGTGTCTTCCGCGGGCTAAAGCGCAAAGTCTTAGTAAGTCGGAAAGAGCCACCACTGCCCGTAAAAAGAAGCGGTCAGGAGCCAAAGGAAAGACTGTTGTATCTAACACACGAGCAGCTAAAGTCAGAAAGATGGGGAATGGCGGTGTTGCGATACCAACGACAACTGCAAAACGGCCATACAAAGGCAAAAATATTCCGGGGTCCGTAGTGGCCCGAGGATGCGGTGCGGTAATGCCGGGCCGGAGAAAGAGAACCACGGGTTCAGTTAGCTAGAGCAGGAGCGAGAAATGGCTAAAGAATTTATGAGTATGCAAGAGTATTACGCTGATCTTGTTGGCGGGGCAAAAGCCACACCAATGAAAAAAAAGGGTTTTGCTAACGGCGGTGCCGTCGGCAAAAAGAAGAAGAAGGGCTACGCTAATGGCGGGGCTGTAGGCATGAAGAAAAAAGGCATGGCCAAAGGTGGCAAAGTCCAGAAAATGGCTAATGGCGGCATGATGAAGAAAAAGGGCATGGCCAAAGGTGGCAAAGTCCAAAAGATGGCTAACGGGGGCATGATGAAGAAAAAGGGCATGGCTAAAGGCGGTAAGGTCAAGTAGTAGTGCCATATCTTCAAAGCAACATTCCGCACTTTAAATGCTGGGTGCGGAGAGAGTACACATGCAACCATGCAAGATATCATGGTGAATTTTTACACGGCATGGCGATAGCTGTTACAACGATGCCAAATCGTTGTTTGAGTTTTCAAATAATCTTTACGGGATGTGAAACAGACGACACAGAGGACGAAAATGTTCATGGTGGTGCCATGTGGGCAAGGATGCCGATTACGGCGTTGGTGGGTGACACGCCACTAGAGGAATGGCCGGATCCCATGCCGGTTCATGCGGCACAGCCGTGGGATTGCATGTCTCATACTCATTCTGTGTATAGCTTAAACAGGGCGCAACCGTGTCCTTGGTTGGCAAAGATTGCAGGTCAGATGTTCCCGGCTAAATACTATTTCACAGTAGACTATACAGAGAGTGAGATAGCGGACGACCCGGCGCAGCATAAACAAAGCCACGTTTTGGAGCTTTTAGATGCGGGTCAGTGGACAGGCAATATCGTTGCTTTGCCAAACAATCGGGTGCGAGTAACTCATCCGGCGTGGTTTGAAACGGGACAAGGTGCTCCTGACTTTTTGCCTTCACAACACGTGCACTATTCAAAATCTGATTTAGACTATACAATGGATGTCAATCAGATATTTGATAACCTATACGCGAAGGATGAGTAATGGCCGTATCTGGGAGCGTAAACTTTGAACTAAACGTAGCCGATTACGTTGAAGAAGCCTTTGAGCGTTGTGGCTTGGAGGTAAAAACCGGCTATGATTTGGTTACGGCCAGACGCTCCTTAAATCTTATGCTAGCTGAATGGGCCAATCGTGGCCTCAACCAATGGACTATTACGCAACGCACACAAGCCCTTATTTCTGGCACACGTACATACTCACTGTCGGCAGACGTAATTGATATCTTGAGCGCCGTAGTGACCCGAAGCAGCACAGATTTTGCCTTGACTCGGGTCAGTCGGGATGACGATCTAAACATCCCGAACAAAGCCACCACCGGGCGTCCTAGTCAGTTCTTTTTGGACAGACAGATCACACCAAGTCTTCGATTGTGGCCCACCCCAGAAAACAGCACAGACGTTGTCGTATATAACGCTTTGACTCGCATAGATGATGGGGACACTGCAATCAACACGATGGACGTGCCTTTCCGCTTCTATCCCTGTTTAGCCGCGGGGCTTGCTTATTATATTTCTTTGAAACGTGCACCTAATCGCACTCAGATGTTGAAAGCGATCTATGAAGAAGAGTTTGAACGTGCTATGGGCGAGGACCGTGACCGCTCCAGCTTTACGGTAACGCCCGAATACGCTTACTTTAGGACGAACTAATGGCTAGGTATGCTTCTGGAAAATACGCTAAAGCAATCTCTGACCGGTCTGGGATGGAATACCGGTATAAAGACATGCGTAAGGAGTGGAACGGGTTAGTCGTAGGCAAAGACGAGTTTGAGAGAAAACACCCGCAGTTAGGCCCGTTTAGAAAGATACACGACCCGCAGACTCTTAAAGAGCCCCGGCCAAACACAAACAACATTTTTAACGCTAAAGCCCAATTTCCTATTTTCAATTTGACCACTTTGCAGCATGAAAGAGTGCCGCAAGCTGAAGGTCAGGTTGGCACGGTGACTGTGAGTGTGACATGAGCTACACGTTTACAACATTGAAGTCAGCGATCAAAGATTACACAGAAAACCAAGAAGCTACTTTTGTTTCTCATCTTGGTGACTTTGTTCGCACGGCAGAGGAGCGCATATTTAAAAGTGTAGACCTTGAGTTTTTCCGCAAAAACGTGACGGGCACCACTTCTTCTGGTAATCAGTTTTTAGCGGTGCCGGATGATTATATAGCATCGTTTAGCTTATCTATTGAAAACTCTAGCTCCAAAGAGTTCTTGCTTTTTAAGGACGTGAACTTCTTACAAGAATACAACCCGAATCCAGCCACTACAGGCACACCTAGATATTATGGCATATATGATTTTCAAAACTTCTTGTTATCGCCTACCCCGGATGCCGCGTATTCTGCGGAGTTGCATTACTATTATCGTCCGGAAAGTCTTACGGCCAGCAAGTTTACACTTACGTTAAGTAGCGTAAGTGGCACTTTTCAAGCTGGAGAGACGCTAACAGGTGCCACAAGTGGCTCATCCACCACTATTTCTACTGTCCCCACCTCTGCAACTTTGAATATTTCGGTGCCGAGCACTGATTTAACTGTTGGAGAAACGGTTACTGGTGGGACAAGCGGGGCTACGGGAACGGTGGTTTCGACCACTTCAGACACTACAACAACGTATCTGAGCGTTAATGCCCCTAACGCCATGCTGTATGGAAGTCTTGTTGAGGCGTACACTTTTATGAAAGGTGAGCCGGATGTAATGAAGATGTACAGTGAGCGGTTTGTAGAGTCCTTGGTTCGCCTGAAAGATTTAGGCGAGGCACGTGAAAACGATGATGCTAACAGACAGGGGCTACCAAGAAGGGCCCGTTCGTGAAAATTGCTATCGTTGGTTTAGGGGGCAGCTATGCCGATTACATAGCTGCCCGAGTCGCTTCTCAAGAATTTGATGAAATTTGGGGTATTAATTGTATTGGCGGGGTCATTCACGTTGATAAGACGTTTATGATGGACCCTGCTTCTCGTTTTATTGACACAGAAAACGCAGGGTCTCAAACGGGCATAGCTCGTGAGTTTTTGACCAAAAACAAAGCCCCTATCTTTTCGTGTGCCAAACATCCAGACTTTCCCGCTATTGAACAGTACCCCCTTGAAGATGTAGTGAAATCAACTGGTTATTGTTATTTTAACAACACAGTTGCCTATGCTATAGCTTACGCGGTTTGGAAGAAGGTAGAAAAAATATCTTTGTACGGCATTGATTTTACGTACAAAAATGTAAACATGGCCGAATCTGGCCGAGCTTGTTGCGAGTTTTGGTGCGCTATAGCTGTTTCAAAGGGGATTAAGCTTGAGGTGGCGCATCGTTCCGGGCTGTTAGATACTAATGTGCCCGACAACGAGAAGTTGTACGGTTATCATCGTTTAGACGATCCCTTGGTTCAAACGGTGCAAGACGGACATATTTTGATTACAAAACAGTCAGATATAGAACCACCGGAGCCGGTAGAGTCCGACCCGGTTCTTTTTGGGAGACATGACCATGTTTGAGGTAAATATAGCAAGTGTTGGCGCAGTTAACGTAATCACTTCGGACAACGGTGGTTTGTCCAACGACCAAATCGCTGACATGGCTGCGGACAAAATCTTGTACATTTCTGACGAAGCTCCCGAGCCGATTCGGTTACAGGCAGAAGCTTTTAAAGACCGGGTGCGTAATTTAGTGCAATATTACGTAGAGTTGGCTAGAAAAGAAGAACGTGCTAGTATTTGCGCGAAAGTTCGTGAGGCGGGGCAGCACGAACTAGCTGAAGCTATAGGGAGACTGTAATGGCAATAGCACAAGCAATGTGTACAGCGTTTAAACAAGAGTTGATGCTGGGCACACATAATTTTGCGACAAACGGCAACGCCTTTAAGCTTGCTCTGTACGCGGAGAGCAGCGGCGGTAAATCGAGCACCACAGCCACTCTTGGGGCCACGACGACGGCGTTCACAACCACAGGTGAGGTTGCGTCAAGCGGCACGTATGCTACTGGGGGCGGAACGCTTACAAAAGTTGCCCCCACTACATCTGGTACTACCGCTTTTACTGATTTTGCGGATCTTAGCTTTACCACTGCTACGATTACTGCAATGGGTGCGTTGATCTACAACAGCACTAACAGTAACAAAGCGGTGGCGGTGCTTGATTTTAGCTCAAATAAGACCTCCACCTCTGGTACTTTTACCGTACAGTTTCCAACTGCCGACGCTAGCAACGCGATCATAAGAATCGCGTAACGAGTTTTACCGTGGCGAACATTACGGGTTGGGGGCGAGGTACTTGGGGTCAAGGTGCTTGGAACCAAGCCATACCCGTTGTTGTCACTGGAGTTGCCGCTACCACCGCGTTAGGCAACGAAACAGTTGTTATATCTGTTTCTATTCCTGTAACAGGTTTAGCGGCCACCACCACACTAGGTTCTGAAACAGTTACCGCCTCGGCCCTAGTTGGTGCAACGGGCGTATCTGCAACGAGTGCCCTTGGTTCAGAGACTGTAACAGGCACCGCCCTTGTTTCTCCTACAAATGTTGTAGGCACCACCGCTCTAGGCGAGGAGCAGACAAATTGTTCTGCAAATCTCACTGGTGTGGGCGTTACTGCAACGGTCAGCTTTGGGGACGAATCTGTTAGCGCAGGAGCATTGGTTGCTGTCACCGGTGTTGCTGGCACAAGCGCCTTGGGGTCCGAGACCGTCACCGGAACTTCGGTGCTTACCCTTACGGGGCAAGCAGTTACTGGCGCAACGGGCACAGTTACCTTAGAATCCAAGTATTTAGTTACAGGGGTTACAGCTACTGGAAATACTGGTATAGTCCTCGTGTATACGGATATTATTCCAAGTCAAGTGCCAAATTGGGTGGCAGTCGCTGGAGTATCCACAACTTGGACTGAGGAGACACCCTCACAGACACCAACGTGGGTCGAAAAAGCAGCGTAGGAGTTATAAATGGCGAGTTCATTTAGCACTAATTTAGGCATAGAAAAGCCCGCTACAGGTGAATTGTCTGGTTCATGGGGCGATGTCACAAATTTTAATTTTGACATTTTTGACAGGGTCACCGGGGCAACTGATCTTACGGCGTCGGACTTGACCACGGATCTTACTATCCGTGCGGCATCACCAACCTCTGGTCAGAGCAACGTGCAAGTCGGCATGTTTTCGGTTATCAATCTTAAAGACAGTGGTTCAGATTTGGGCGGCACCAACGTGGTGACTATCGCCCCGAACACAGCCACTAAATTCTTTGTGATCAAAAACTCTCTTTCTGGCAGTCGCAGCGCGACGATTCAGCAAGGTAGTGGGGCTACGGTTTCTATTCCAAATGGCACAACGGATATCGTGTTTTGCGATGGTGCTGGATCAGGTGCAGCGGTTACGGCAGTTGGTTCTTCTTTCAATGTAGCCGACAATACAGAGGTGGCAGGGCAGGCCACCGCTTTAGCAATCGCCCTTGGATGATAGGAGTACAGCATGGCAAATGATGCTTCCGTAACGATACAGGCGACAGTTTTGCCAGACGAGATTGCCAAAACTTTCTCGGCGAGTATGACTGTCACCCCCGAAGACGCTAACGATAAGTGGTATTACAAAAAGACCAGTGTATCTAATTCAAGCACTGATCTTATCGCTGGTAACTATACAGACTATACGGCTGTGGACGACGACACTGCGCCAACGGCTGTGGCAACTGGTGACAAGGTTAAGTTCATATTCATCAAGAATGTCGATACGAACAGTCGTAGCATCTACATCGTCTTAGACGCAGGGACTGCATCTTCTAGCGCAACTGATGGCATTACCATTGGCCCAAGCGAGGCTTTTGCAGCTAGACTGCCAAACACGACAGTTGCCGACATTCACGCTATTTCGTCTGCATCCACCGCAGAGGTCATCGTATGTGCTTTGCTTGACGATGTAGGATAGGGGTAGATCATGGCTAATACCTTCAAAAACAAGGTGTTTAACGGTGATAGCAGCAGTGCCAACTCTGACATGGCTGTCTATACCGTGCCAAGTTCTACCACTACGGTTGTAATTGGTCTGACGCTGGCGAACACCTCATCTTCTCAAATCACCGCTGACATCAAGCTCAACGCGGGTGACATGGTGTTCTTGGCGAAGGACATACCTATTCCTGCGGCATCCAGCTTTGAATACATGGCTGGCAATAAGATCGTGATGGAAACGGGTCACAGTCTGATTGTGCAGTCTAATACGGCGAACAGCCTCGACACCGTGGCGAGTATCATGGAGATCACCTGATGCCCTTTATTGGTAACCCACCGTCAACCAGCTTTCAGGCCCGACCTGCCACGCAAGAGTTTAATGGCGACGGTTCAACTACGACGTTTACGCTGAACCAAACCGTTACCCAAGAGGACATCGTTGTATCTGTAGATGGTGTCGTACAAGAAAGCGTTGATGCTTACACTGTCCCTAACGGCACGACCCTGACTTTTACCGCCGCCCCATCAAGCGGCACTGGCAACATCTTCGTCATATATCTGGGTACTTCTGTGGGGTCTGTTACTCCTGCTGCACAGAACAAGGGCAACTTCAAGGGTGGTGGCCTGTTCCGTACCAACGCACAGTCGTTGACGGCAGACATAACCATCCTTGCAACTGAGAACGCAAACGTGACTGGCCCGTTTACTGTAGCCAGTGGCGTAACCCTGACCGTTGAAAGCGGCGGGACATTGGTGACGCTATGAGTACGTTAAAGGCAGATACCATCCAGAGTACAGGCGGCGGTGCGGCTACGCTGACGAAACAACACGCTGCGAGGGCATTTGTAGTTTGTTCTTTATCTGCCAGCAACGCTGTTCTTAAAAGTTTAAATAGCAGTTCAATAACAGATCAAGGCACAGGGGTAGTTGACCAAAATTTCACAAGTTCATTCTCTGATGTAGACTACTTAGTTTTAGTACAAGCTGATGCGTCACTTGGCGACCATACATTAGGCACCTCTTCTGCCACTACAATTAGCACAACAGGCGCAGCAAGAGCCTATAACGTAAGAAGGGATAATGGTGCGGCCGTGGATGAACCTAAAGCTGGACCTATAGTTTGGGGAGACCTCGCATGAGTACCATTCAGGTAACAAACATCAATGACCTGTCTGACAATGCGGCTCTGGTTACAGACAATGGCGGCATCAAGACTGACAAACTGACGGGCAAAACAACTGCGGGTTCTATTACTATTGTGGGCGAAGGTAACTCCACGACCACAAACTTGCAGAATGGATTGGCAAAACAGTGGGCTAACTTTGACCCTAATACAAGTAACAACATTGTAAACAGTCTCAATGTCGCCTCTTTAACAGATAACGGCACTGGAGATTACGCACTAAACAACACTAACAATTTTAGCGATGGGTTTTTTGTTCGCCTTGCCGGTACTACCAAAGGAGGAGGAGGTCCGTCGGGTACAAATTACACTTCAGGATTTTCTACCGAAAGCACCAGTTCAAGCACTTTGGGTGTTTGCACCGTTGGCAATGGCGGTGGTTCTGGCCCTTCTGCTATTGAGCTTGATCAGTGTTACGGACTTGGACATGGAGACCTCGCATAATGCCTAGCTTCGGTACACTCAAAGCAGATACCCTGACGCACTCGACTGCGGGTTCGGTCACTACCGATAATGTTGTTGAAGGGGT